ATAATAAACGAGTACATAGGTTTAACTATAGAAAAACTATGTTGAAAAAAGAAGGGTTCGACATTACAGATAAAACTGAACGAGAAATAATGTTATCCAGAGGTATATACCGAATATACGACTGCGGAACTATAACATACGAAAAAAGCCCAGAATAATCTGGGCTTTAATCTTTTTAAGAACTTGGGTTTCTTTAGATATTCTCAAATGAAGCCCCAGTCGGTGTTACAACGAATTCGATGTTGATAAATTCGAGAGAGCGCGTTGGTTTAATAAATATTCTACCATTAAGCTCATTTCTATCAATTGATTCAGGTGTATCGGTCAGAACCACTCTGAAGTCCGTAAGACCTCTTTCAGATCTGATGTTATCGAGTATTGGGTTAACCAAGCTTAAGAACTGGTTTCTAACCACATCATCATTCTGTTCGAACAGCAACCTAATAGATACCGCAGAGATAAGTTTACGTGCTTGCAACAGCAGACGTCTTACGTTAACTCTATCGAGTGCAGATTCTCTAACTTGCATGGTTTTATTACCCCAGATTTTGATACCTTCTGAAGCGAAAGTGGTCACTGGGTTAACTCTACCAGCATAAAGGATATCTCTTTCAGCCAAGGTAAGTTTCTTACGTGCTTTGATTGCGTCAACGTTACCTCTCTGTATACCAGCTACTGCGAACCATGGGAATGCGATATTATCGGTAAGAGCGGTGTTCCTAACAACATCTCTAGTAGGTGGTAACCAAATATAGACATTGTTTTCGGTGTCGTTAACTTGAATCCAAGGATAGTAAGTTGATGTGTAGTTTGAATCATAAAGACCATCCAAACGATCAACAATCTCATCTGCTGGCAGAATCTCACCAGAGGCGTTAACGTCAGGTGTGGTTACGATGTACCAAGAGTCAGCTCTATCTTGTTCAACCATTTCGATTGTCTCTTCTACGAGGTTGGTATTGGCATCGGTATCAATGCCTGGCGTGGCAAACACGTTAATGTTCACAGCTTCAGGGTTATTGAACGTCCAAATAGCCTCAAGGTAAGCGTAGTAATCTGAGTTGATACCTTCATCACCATTGCTTAATACTCGGTTTTTGAATGTTGATAAACCCCCTACTGAAGGAGCCAGACCTGCTTGACCAGCGGTTCCATTAATCAAGTATGGGTCGGTATTGGTTCTACTATCTCTATAAACATCCCATCCGTCAAAACCGCCATAAGGTGCGAATGTGAATTTTCTTGCGAAGATTTTTTCATAAGGCGTACCTTGTATACCAGCTTCTGTTTGGAATGGGCAGCAACCTGTATCGAATAAGAATATTGGAGAATATGTGTCACCTGAAGCGTTAATAACTATTTCAACACCATCAATGGTAGCGCCAGTTACGTTGACATCCATGTGGAAACCTTTTGTAAGACCAGTCCACATATCAAGGCCACTAACATCGGGGACACCTTTATAATCAAAGAAGTCTTGGTCGATTCCAACTATATTAGACAGACCTAAGAAAGCTCTGCGTTTATTTTCAAACGGGCCGTATGTCTTCTTATATGTGATATTCGGGAATACCACGTTATTAGACACTTGGTTATAGTCTCTTTGTGGGTAACCTACGAAACCAGCTGGGAAAGCGGTTGAGGTGTCAGATGTATCATCCATTTCAACAAGAACATACGTGGAATTAGAAGCGTATTCACCATCCAATGTACCTATACGTCTTGCGATATAGTTATTTCCACTAGGGTCCATAGTAAGTCTTGAGAAACGCTCCAATACGAATTTATTCGCGTCAGTATCGCTAAATCTACGGATTTCGATATCGAATTCACGCTCACTAGGTTTAATGTTAGTGATTGAAATCTTAATGTCTTCGTTAGCACTGTTACCATCAGAAATAGTCCAAAGTCTGAACAGTCTAAGAAGATTAGAACCTCTGAGTTCTGACACCACATATGGTGTAACAGCTGGAGAGAACTCTTGCAGATAGTCATCGAAAGGTTTACCTGCAACGCTGGAATAATCGGTTAAGCTAACTAAGTTTATCGCTCTGACCTTACCGTCAGTCACATCGTTGGCCAACATATTCTGATAAATCTCTTCAACGAACAAAGCGGTTCTACCGTCTTTCTCAGACCTACCCAACACTCTTGTAATGTAATTCTGTTTAGAAGGGTCGAATGAACAATTGTAATTGAAGTTACCTAAAGTGAATGCGTTACCAGACAGAGCAAAATCACCGTATGGGTCATTGTTAGCGGTAGTTGGTGCTGAAGCGAATTCAACAAATGTAGCGTTAGAGCTAGAGCTACCAGTCACTTCAAATGTAATTTGTTGTGTTCCGAAGTATTCACCACGTGAACGTAGTAATGCTACAATTTTATTCTCAACGTCTGTATAACCAGTACCTGTCAGACTAATGGTAACACCTGATGTATAACCAGTATAAGCCGTAGCTCCAGTCGGAATGGGTGTTGGATTGGTACTAGTAACAACTAAATTAAATGATGCACCAGAAAATACGTTATTGGTTTGAGTTAATAAGTAGGTAGCTGGAATATTTGCCGAATCGCCAGGATCGGCTGAAGCCAAGAATGACAATTGGGTTGTCAGAAGACCGTCATTAATCAGACCTTGTACAACAGGGTCGGCACTTTGATAAGTCAGAGTACCAGCAGAGCTTACAAAGAACGTGATAAGCGAGTTACCACTGAAACCAGAATAGCTTGTTGTGGATGCAGTTGTAACGGTCGATGGGTCCAATGCGGCATCCAAAGTGATACCCCAAGCTGGACCTGCGTCATAACCTGAAAATCCTAATACCCTAGTAACAAACAATTGGTTTGATTGGGTGAGGTATGATTTGGCTACATACGGTAATTCGTATTGAGGATAACCTGTAGCTTTGAATTTAGTGGGGTTCTGACCACCAAAGAACGCTTTGAACTCGTCATAGTTTGTAACAAAAACGGGTTGGAAAGCGGGACCTTTAACGGTTTCACCTGCTAAACCTAATGTGGTTACACCAATCTGTCGGGTAACGAACGTTAAGTCGGTCTCTGAGGTAAACACCCCTGGGCTTACAAATACACTGTTTGCTGGCATTTAGATATCGGTTTTTATTTTAATATTATTAGCTTTTTATATAAATATGCGAAACCGCCATAAAGAACCTTTCAATAATAAAAAACTTAAGAAATTGTTAATGCTGTCAACTGTGACCCAGTAGTTTGAACGGTGGATACATTTCTAAGTCTTTCGGCGACAGGGTTTGAAGAAGTTGATATTTCTGTCAATAAGTCCTCAGCTAATGGCTGTGATAATACAGGTGGTAAACTAACTGTTAAACCGCTTGTAACACCACTTACTATGGCATTAGTATCAACTGTTAACACATAACTACCTACAGTGTTATCCACGGGTACATTCAACGCTACAGATGCAGCAGGTGGTATTGCAGCGGTACCCGTCAGTGTGCCGTTGGCATAAGAAGTACCTGAACGAACATCAGATGCAGATGCTTGACCTTGGGATGTCAATGAATTATAGATGGTAAAATTCGATGCTGTATCAGGGAATTGAAAATACCCATTAGGTTGAATTAACACCCTATTCATTACATCGCATATCATTTGCCCACCAGTGCAGATTGCATTAGTCACCCAATAAAAAGAAGCACTGCTATTGCTTCTTAACGCTGTCACACTAACGTGTGATATAGCTGTGACAACAGTGATGACTGCGCCCTGACTTAATACTCCTGCGTGTGACGAAGATGCTATCGACCTTGCAACTATACAATTACCACCACCGCCAGCATTAACTCCGTTCCACAGACCAGGTGTATTAGAACTTGCTCCACCGATACAATCACCTACCACTTGAATGATACCAGTACTTCTATTGTAAATTGCAGGTGTACCGTTCGTAGATCCTCCAGTAGCATTACCTACAATGTAAATTGTTCCTGTTGACGTATTGTCAACCGCAGCGGCAAGAGCAGTGGTTATTGAACCGAATAAGTCACCCACAATGGTTTTGAATGCTGTTCCATTGTAGCTCACACAAGACACAGTTCCACCGTAAATGTCGGCAGTGATTGTGTTTGCTGCACCGATAGGAAATGAGCCACCAGCAGCTACACCTAACGCGGTTCTGTTGATGAGTTTATCGGCAACGATGTCATAATCTAAAGTGACGGTAAAACCGTTTGGGTAAACTTCATCTACTACGGTAGGAAGAACTGATGCAGCCGTCCAAGTTGAACCGCTATTTGTACTAACCTCCCATCTTGCAAGTGTTGAGGCTACTCCTGTTGATATTGCTCTGTACCAAGCCATTATAGTGTAGGTATTTGATTAGGGTTTGACTCCAATTGAAGTTTTATTCCATCGACATAGACCAACAACCCTGTTTCAGTATCATAGATTGCTAACTTCTTAGCAACTTCAGCACCGTCACTACTTTGATAAATGCGAAGGTTTAGACCCCATTTACCATCAGCTATTTCAGCATATGTATATGTCATTGTATATGTTTCCATTTTATATTATTTAATTATAAATATTAAGTATATATTAAAATATATCTATCATCCCACGGACCAATAGCTTCTTCTGATATTTGAGTACCATCCAATGTGATTGTTATACGTGTAATAGTCCAATTCTCACTAGTTAATGTACCTTCTAATGCATAAGCCATATAACTTATGCTGCTACCAGTCGCACCGCTGACCCAATCTGATAACACATCATAATAAAAGCACGGGGCCGATGTCAACTGAATCGTGTTGGTGGACACGTCATAACCAAATGACGCGACTTGACCATCCAATTCTACAGTTAGATTGAACGGTACGCCAGCATATATAGGGGTACCTAGTATATCACTATTTACTACCAGAGATGCACTCGGTGCTATGATTATATCAGAGTCGTCAGAAGGTATAGAACCAGTATTCAGCTGAGTACCACCGTCATTCACGAGCGTCCAATTAGCATCGGCGCACGTTCTGGCGGTGAACCCGACCATCGCTGGCAGTATGACTGGCTCACCATATCCGTCATAATGCGTCACGTTAGGTAATGATAAATTAACTGTGGCGGGTAACGATACCGAATAAGTATTACCTGAATTTGAAATAGTTGAATTCTGTACAACATACTGTTCGTTACACGGTACGGTAGATATAAAATTACCTATCGTATTCACCACTCTCACGTTACCTTGAACCGCGACAATTGGACCTCTGGTATTGACATTCTTCTCAGAGGTTCTGGCCTTAGCGGGGTCCGCACTTATTTCGGACATCACCATAGCACGATTTATTGTTGGTATGACCTCAAAGTCATTCTCATCCAGAATATAACCCGCCAATAGCATTTCAAACGGTTGCACGTAGAATCTACGATTTTCAAAGTCGTCAATATTGGACTCGTCACCAACGCTTTCCAATGTAACGGGCATTGGGTGACCATTTGGCCATATGTAATATTGTCTGGCGTTGAATGCGATTTGAATCTTCTCGTTATAAAGATTCAGGTCTGACATTTTATTGGTAAATAATCTTACCTCATACGTGATATCTACGGATGTCGGTTGTGGAACTTTATATAGGTCAACGCCAGTTCTGGCGCCATCGTTCGTTGGTACTTTGTAATAGGTGTATAGTGGTTTGCCTGGTATGTTATACAACCCAGCATAATTCGTACCGACCTGTACGTCAGGTTTTCTGACTATGGTTATAAACGGTAGTTTGATGTTCTTATATTCATCTGTGAATTTCCATGTCTTCGTGAACTCAGAATATCTTTGTATAGTTAAGAAAATAACAGGCACTTCTTCACCATCGACCTCAATCTTAAGGTCTTGTTTTATGAAATCTATAAAAGTTGTGTCGATATCCTTATAATGTACCCCTTTAGGTAGGAACGTATTTTTCTCTGACAAGAAAT